CCGGCAACCCTGAGTAGCAGCTCCCAGTTAAGTATAACGGGCAGCGTAAGTCAAACGAGGACGCAATTCGATTCACGTCCCAGATTCTTGGGTAAGAATCGTTCTGTAGACTCACTTGAGCTACTCTAAATTGCCAGCCACGCAGTGCATAGTACACCACCTACTGAAATTAATTCAGTATGTTAAAACAAAGGAGCAAAATCCGTGTCCCCTACGAATCAAAAGGAACGGTCCTGGACCAAGCGCGTGGTTTATCCACGCATGGAAGTCAGGGTTGGTAAAACCTGGCAACCACTTGGTATCAGTAAAACCGCTACTGAAGATTTTAAGGGACGACAAGTTACTGTCTCGGAGGGTCATCGACGTTCCCATGATGGGAAGTATCGATCAGGAGGGCCTTTTTATTCGGCCTCTGTGAAACCATCCATACCAAGGATGGATGTCACCATGATAGGACCTTCGTTGACGGAACCCAAGAAATATCGGGGACCGCTGACGATGCCTATTGCGCCTGGACCTTATGCTGGCGGTATGTCCTTCCCAAGTCAAAGTGATAAACACCTTGACGCGGTTGGGGCTTCTGCTGTGCATGCGGTCGATCCTACGGACCCCAATGCCCAAACGGGCTTGGCTCTAGCCGAATTAGTCAGGGATGGAACACCTATCCCGGGCATACAAGGCTGGAGACGACGGACGGAAATCGCCAAAGCCGCTGGTTCAGAGTATCTGAATGCGGTCTTTGGTTGGCTTCCGCTAGTGTCTGATATAAAGGACACTTCCCAAAGCATTCGTGACGGCAACGTAATTATCGATAATTACAGAGCCGCTTCGGGTACTTTGGTCCATCGTGAGTTCGCGTTTCCGACGGATGTGGTAGAGGAATATACGGAACTAGGTAATACTCGGATGAATTATAGTCCGATTACCAATATTCCAGAATTCAATTCTACCGCCGTGATGATGACTCGTCACCGTATTACGGAGACTCGTAAGTGGTTTTCTGGGTCTTTTACTTATTACGCATCTCCTGCAAATTCTTTGCAGAAGTGCCTAAACGTAAATACCCAGATAGACAAGCTATTCGGCTTGTCACTTACACCAGACATTGTCTGGGAGTTAACACCATGGAGCTGGGCCATTGATTGGTTTTCAAATGCTGGTGATGTTATTGCTAACATCGGAGCTATGAAAATCCAAGGCCTGGTTATGAAGTACGGATACATAATGGAAGAAAAGACCATTACGGACACGTACTCCATGCCTGACACGGGTTTAATCGTGCATAGGCCGCCTCCTCCTACTACCGTTGTTACAACGGTTAAACGTAGAAAGGAAGCGAACCCCTTTGGGTTTGGCGTTTCATGGGATGGACTTAGTCCATCTCAACTCGCCATTTCTGCCGCACTCGGAATTACTCGTTTGCGGTAGCAATATGTCATTGCAACCATCAAACATACACCTCATCCTTAATAATTCTATGAGGACTATGGTGTATAGTAAGGAGTACGCCATCATGGCATTCGCAGATCCACAAAAAGTCAAAGTTGATGGTACAAATGAAGTCGAACTTCCCCGTGTTGATACGGGTTCGTTCGCTTCAGAGTACCTCTCCTCCGACGGTCTGACAGCATTGAAGCTTTCGACTACCAATGGTAGGCGGAAGCGACATGTTGCCAGAATAGATCTGACCAAGGTAATCGCGTCGACCCTGACGCCTTCCCAGAACGAAGAAGTTTCTACTTCCGCGTATCTGGTCGTGGATCGCCCTCTTTCGGGCTACACGAATGAAGAACTCAGGAAACTGGTGGAAGGTTTGTGTAACTTCCTATCAGCTTCGACGTACGCTGCTACCAAAAAACTGCTCGGCTCTGAGTCTTAGACTCATCCGATAAGTTTTTTGAGCGTATGCCGGTTGACATACCTTTTCCTGGAACATTTATCCCAGTGGAAAGGAGATCACAGATGACGAAGCGTGAGCGACGCCATCTCGCACTTCTGTTGATGACTGGTAGCATTTGGCTATTAGTCTTCCTCAGTCGTGCGCTTGGATATACGCCATAATTAGTGGTGTGTAGAGTGCCAAATGGCTTAGGAAAGTTACCTTCTATTAAAAGGAGGGCCTTTGAAAAGCCTAATTGTACTCTGGGAAACTCTAGCGAAAGAATTCGCTAGAGAATGTTGCACTAGCGCCACCATGGACATTAAAACCGTCCATAGTCGGGTCGAAAACGAGGGGATATCGTTTCTCACGATATCTCTACCTTCCTTTGGTAAGGACTTCCAAAAAAGTCTCGACCAAGGGATCGTGAGCCGCAAATCGTTCCAAGGTTTTTCTTGGCGATCAGGTCTCCCCCAATTCCTTGGGGGTTTCCTCGACTCTGTTTTCGACCGCAATAGCGGCGTGTTACTCACACAGCCAAGTGTGGAAGCAATAATTGCTGTTCGGCAACTAACGTTGCTTTTTAGCAAGATCCTGCTTCCGTGCACTCCTGCACGGGAAAGGGATGCCATGCGTGGCTATGTTGAGTGTGATAGAGAGGTAAGAGAGAACGATAAACTGATGGGACCGGATGATTTGTCCGCGTTTCATCGTATTAGTCGTCTTCTCTTTCGAGAGGTGTTTACCAAGTTAGATAGTGATATCTATCATGGTAGGCTAATCCCGAAACACGGTCCTGGCGCCACAGCTAATAAACTAATCGGAAACGAGAAGTTTAGCTGTAAAACCTGGACCGACCGTTTGCAGGAGGTCTTCTTTGCTGAGGACTTCCTGCTTCCAAATGCGCGCTATGCGCAGGAGGACGGTGTTACCTTTCTAGAACCTGGTGCCGAGATACCTGTTAGGGTAATATCGGTTCCTAAAACGCAGAAGACGCCGAGGATAATAGCGATTGAGCCGTCATATGTGCAGTACGCACAACAGGCGATTCTTGAGCCATTAGTTCCTCTACTCGAGCAAAAGCTCGGGTCGTTCCTCGGATTTACGGATCAGCTCCCTAACCAGGAGATGGCCCGTAAGGGTTCCGAAGATGGTCTTACAGCCACGCTAGATCTTAGTGAGGCTTCTGACCGCGTCTCAAATCAGCTCGTACGGTTACTAGTCAGCGACCATCCCAACTTGCTTGCTGGGCTGGAAGCCACTAGGTCACGTAAAGCTGATGTACCTGGACATGGTGTTTTACGCCTATCCAAGTATGCGTCTATGGGTTCAGCTCTTTGCTTCCCCTTTGAGGCTATGGTCTTTTTGACCCTTATCCTTTTAGGGATTGAGCGAGAGCTTAACACACGCTTTACCTCTATATCTGACATTAATCAGTATAGGGGTAGGGTGCGCGTCTATGGGGATGATCTCATTGTCCCCATAGACAACGTGGAATCGGTGATAAGGACCCTTGAGCTTTTTGGAGCTCGAGTGGGACTTGACAAGTCTTTCTGGATCGGAAGATTCAGAGAGTCTTGTGGAAGGGAGTATTACAACGGATACGATGTTTCCATCGTGAAGTTCCGTCGTTTATTCCCCAAATCACCGTCAGACGGGCCGGAGTGTATCTCACTTGTGTCTTTTCGCAACCAGCTCTATGAGCATGGTCGCTGGGACACCTGTAAGACACTTGATGATAGGATCAGGAGAGTGCTTAAGCACTACCCTGTAGTCCTTGATTCATCACCGGCGCTTGGCCGCAAATCCTTCCTGGGATACAAACCAGAAAGGATGTGCAACTTACTTCATAGACCCTTGGTTAAGGGCTATGTTGTGAGATCCATCATCCCTAAGAATCCTCTTTCGGATGATGGTGCCTTGCTCAAGTACTTCCTTAAGCGCGGCTCTCAGCCGTTTGCCGATAGGAGGCATTTGGAACGTTCTGGACGTCCTCGTGCCGTCGACATTAAGCCGAGGTGGGTGACACCCTATTGATTTGGGGTGTTTGGGTGAAATACCCGGAGGCGGTCTAGAATAACAAGAATCACG